ATCATCGCCGTTTCTGCTCCCATGCTTACCTCTAATCGAGTGTTGAGGTCTGAAATGTGGAATCCGGAAAAACTCTCGTCCGTTGAGGTTGTTGTGTAAATCGGATAACCTGCTCTTTTGCTGCTTTCCTCGTCTTTTTTGTAGTCTGTCGGGAAAATGCTCGCTGCGACTTCCCACGCTGTTGATATGCTGTTCACTTTAATGTGTTTCACCATCCTGTTTTACCTCCCTGTTGTTCTCTTTGCGTACATCATATTCCTATTACAGAACTTTGTCAATACACTTTTTCCTTTTTGCGAACTTTTTTATTGATTTTTGTTTCGTTGGGTGTTATGCTTTAGAAAACAGAGGAGGTGATTCAGTATGACGCAAGGCGAACGTGTCAAAGAATTAAGAAAGACTTTATCCCTTACCCTTGAGAAATTCGGTCAGCGTATAGGTGTTGGAAAGTCGACTGTATCTGATTTAGAAAACGGTCGCAGGTCTTTCTCCGAACACATGACAAAATCTATCTGCCGTGAGTTCAGTGTTGATTATATGTGGTTGACCACTGGTGAGGGAGAAATGTTCATCGACAGCGACGATGATTTCATCGAACGCATTGACCGCATCATGGCGGGTGAGGACGAGGCACGAAAAAACCTTTTCAAATTCATGCTTGAGTTGAGCGACGAGGACATCGCTGCACTCGACCGCTTAATGAAAAAAGCGATTGAGTTCACACAAAATAATAAAGAAAAAGACTGACAGTCTTTTCAACTGTCAGCCTCATGGGTGTATAGATACGCCACGAATTTATATATCCTCTTGAGGATGCGTTCGTTTTGTATCTTCCCGACTATTTCAACAATAGCCTCTTTGTAATTCAAGGGGAACACCCCCTTTCCGATTACAGTGTATCATATATTTCCATCATTGTGGAAATATCGAGGTTGATTTCCATAATCATGGAAATCGTTCCTCCTGCTGCCGGAATCCCGCTGCAATGTGATACAATTATTTGTATTCGGATTCAAACAGGTCGGTGATGTTCACGCCTAACGCAATCGCTATCATTTCAAGTTGAAACAATGTCGGCGACACCTTGCCGTTTTCGATGTTGTTTATCGTAGATTTTCCGATTCCGGATTTCTTCGATAACTCCATCAATGTGAACCCTTTTGAGGTTCTCATTTCCCAAACGAGAATTTTCATCCTGCTCACCTCCTTTCTCAAGGAAAGTGTACAGAGAGA